AATGCGTGAACTATCACTTTTAAAAGAGGATAATTCAATTAAGAGTTTTAAAGAGTTTAGCGTAGAAGCTGAAAAGACTTTCGACCAATATTATACACAATGGGCAAGGACTGAATATGACACAACTATAGGACAAGCGCAAATGGTGGAGCGATGGGAACAGATAGAAGACCAAAAGAAGTCGTTACCATTTTTGAAATATAGTGCGGTTATAGATAGTCAAACTAGCGAGATTTGTTTACCTTTGGACGGGATATGTTTGCCTGTAGATGATGGTTTTTGGAATACAAACAGCCCTTTGAATCATTTTAATTGTAGATGCACATTAGAACAGTTAGATAAAGAGGATGCACAAGTTACGAGCAAAAAAGAAGCGAATGCTATTTCAAAGCAAATGGAAGAAGTTAGACAACCTCTATTTAATTCTAATCCTTATAAAGATAAAGCTATATTTGATGCTTCACACCCTTATTTCGATTTGGACAAACAAGGGCAAAAGTCAGTAGGTAAATTGTTAGAAGATGGCGAATAAATTTAATTTTGACAGAGTTATAAGAAATATGCAAAGCATTGATTTATCTTTGGATATGGCTAATACTGCTAAAAATGAATTTATGTCAAACTTTAGAAATCAAAGTTTTGATAACAACAAATGGAAGCCGAGAAAAAACAATAAAGATGCAGGTCGTAATTTATTGGTAAAAACAGGAAGACTAAGAAGGGATGTTAGTAATTCAGTAAGTACAGGTATAAAAAACAGTAATTTAAGTTATACTTTAATAGTAAATAACCCTTATGCGATTTATAACAATGAAGGAACAGATAGGATGCCTAAACGACAATTTGTAGGTATGACAAACACTTTAAATAAAAAACTATTAAATAAAATATCATCAAAGCTTAGTAAAATATGGAATCCTTAATAAATGAAATAATTACATATTTACAATCAACTAATTTATTTCAAACAATAAACATTTGGAATAATCAATTTGATTACATAGATGAGGGAAGTTCATACAGCTTTGCCATGCCTTGTGCTTTTATAGAATTAAACAATAACAATTCTCAGGATATAGGAGGAAAGTATCAAGGAAGCGATGTAAAGCTAAATATTCATTTAGGAAACGATGTTTATAATTCAGATAACTTTGAAGTAAACCATAGTATTTATACACTTAGAAACGATACTATAAAAGCATTATCAACATTTAAACCTACAACCTCATCGCCTTTAATTAAGACAAGCGAAGAACAAGACTATCAACATAGCAACGTATATCATTATATATTAAATTATAAATTACATTGGATTGATGCTACAGCAGTGCCAACCGATACATTAACAACACCACCAATCGATTTGAATATTACAATATGAGCAGAACAATAGAACAAATACAGCAGTCTATAATCACAGACTTTCAAGCACAACCCGAACTAGCACAAGCAAACAGCACAAGCACAAGAGCGTTATGGCGTTTGTTTACATTTGTACAGGCATCGGCAATATTATTATTAGAGCAGATTATCGATATATTTAAAAACGATACCGAAACAGCAATAAGCCAAGCGATACCAAATACTGCAAATTGGCTAACTGCAAAAGTTTTAGAGTTTCAATACTCAGCAACAAATCCGCAAATAATACAATTAGTAAATTTTGCACCGATATATCCTGTAATAGATGCTAGTTTACGATTAATCTCTCGATGTTCAGTTGTGAGTACAACATCAAACAAAGTTATTATTAAGGTAGCAAAAGGAACAACCCCGACAGCATTAAGTAGTGGAGAGTTAGCATCATTGCAGGATTATGTTAATACCATTGGAGTAGCTGGAGTGAATTACTATTGTACTTCTACAGCTTCAGATAAAATATATATTAATGCGGATATATTCTACAATGGTCAATATAGTAGCGTTATACAGTCTTCTGTTATTTCTGCAATAAACAATTATTTAGCAAATCTACCATTTAACGGACAAATAAAAATCTTAGATTTAGAAATCGCAATAAGAAACGTTGCGGGAGTTAGCGATGTTGTGATTAAAAACCTTAAACTAAGAGGCAATAGCACATCATTTGCGGATGGTATATTTTTAATTCAAAACAAAACAACGATTAGCCGAATATTTCAAACAATTAGCGGATACGTTACAGAAGAAACAACAACAGGGCAAACCTTTAGCGATACTTTAAACTTTGTGAGTTATGTATAGTTTGAATTACATACAGCAGTTAGTTAATTTATTAGTTCCTGACAAACGAACTAACAGTATTATAGCATTAAACAAACCAGCGTTTAATGACTTGCAAAGTGTACACGATAATCTATTTTTTACATATAAACAAATCCAGTTTTTACCTGAGTGGGATGGAACAGCGCAATCAAAAGGAGCAAAGGTAAAATATGCAAAAGGTATTTATTATAATTTAGTAGAAGGAAACACAAACCCACCTTACGACACTACTACTTGGCAAATGGTATCACCAAACTTTATAGGAGTTGATAATCGCATAAAAATAAGAGGCGAAAAATTAATACTTGAATACGCTTTAAATTTATGGTTTGATACAACGTTTAGACAACCACCAAGCACTAGCGATATTTACATACAATTAGAAGCAACTGATAATTTAGTAAATTTTGTTTTTGGATATAATCAAAATCAAAGCAGTACAATATATTCAAATACTTCAAGTGGTGCATTTTATTCAGTAGTGCCTACTGTACAACATTTTGGATTTACTATTTTTGTACCTACTGCCGTACATACTGCATTGAGTTCAGATACAACAGTTGCTGATAATATAATTAAAGAATTTACAAATAAATACGTAGCTTGCGGAATTAAATATAAAATACAAACTTATTAATAATGAAAAGAATATACACAAGTGCAGTTTCTACTACTGCTGGATTTTTACCAAACATTGCAACTATAAACTTTTTACAAGACGCTTATAAGGAGCAATTAAACAATATAGTAAAAGCATTAGTTCCAAACCCTTTAGCCGATACTGTTTATGTATTGCAAGGATGCGAAAATACAGGAACAGGATTAAACTACATACTAAGCGAAGGGATACTTTATTATAATGGTGAGATATATTATCAACCTTCAGCAACTTTTACTTGTGGAGTTACTGAATTACCTTATGCTTCTATTCATGAAGACTATACTTATACAGATACTAACGGAGTAAGTGCCGACCCTTCAACACTTACTGACGGAACAGTTTTAAATATGCATGTAACACGTACTATTGTAATTTTAAACGGAACAGGAAGCGGACTTCCAGAATGGAATCAATTTAGAGGGGTAGGTAGTCAGTGGCTACCTTATGAAATAAAACAAATTGATGTAAATACTTCTACAAATCCAACTTTTTTAACTGATAATTTTGATAATACAGGAAAAGGTAAAAATAAGTATAGAGGATGGGCAATATGTAACGGTTCAAACGGAACTAAAAACCGAAAAGGGCGTGTTGCTATTGGATATGATGAAACAAACTATCCAACTCTAGGCGCAACAGGAGGGAGCAAAGATGCTGTTTTAGTTTCTCATAGCCATACTGTTAAACCATACGCTGGTACAGCAGGAACTGTTGTTTATCAAAATATAGATTCTGGAGTTAATGGAAATAGTGGAGATAAAACATCAACAGAGGGTGAATCTGGAATAGGTAAAAATATGCAACCTTATATTGTTACTTTATTTATCCAAAAAATATATTAATGTCCGCAAAAGAAAAAAGACAAGTATCCTGTTATCCAAGACCTATCTTGTACAAAAAACTGCTAGAATTAGCAAGCAAGCAAAATAGGTCAATTAGCTCGATATTGGTAGAAGCTCTTGATGGTTATTTTAAAGCTACTACCAAACTAAATTAAATTTACCATCTACAATTTCTATATAAGTAGTTTGTTTTAGGTTATTAATATTAAAATCAATATTTGATAATTCACGCAAACAAAACAACTGCTCTAAACTTAATGCGCCTTCTTTAGCGTACTCTTCTAAATTAGTAAATGTAAGTCTTGTCGAAACAAAACAAGCAATTAAACTAATAAATTCTATTCCTTCTATTTTAAAGTCTTCCATAATTTTTTTATGCCAAATATAAGGCATTTTTATAAAAGTACACTACTTTCAAGTCATTATTTGTATTTAGTCTAAATTTGTCTTATGATTTATTGCATAGACGAAACAGTAGATGAGCCAATTATGTTAATCAATACCCATATTGGGTTTGATGAAACAGACGGACAAGGTATTGATGGGGCTTTATTTCAAAGGGAGTTACTTTATTTGGATGGTTTAGGTAAAAAACGTATTCAAGTATGGATTAACTCGGCAGGGGGTAGCGTAATGGATGGGTATAACATCGGAAGTGCAATTCTTAAGACTAAAACACCAGTCGATACATATAATACAGGAGCGTGTATATCTATTGCAGGAGTAATATTTATGTGTGGTAGAAATAGAGTGATGATGGATTATGCTCAATTCATGATGCACCAAACAAACGGAGCAAAAGACAAAAAAGCTAAGGCATCATTTGAAGATAGTTTAAGTTCTTTATTAAGCGCAAAGGCAGATATTACACAAGAGCAGGTATCGGAATTAATGAAGGAAACAACGTGGCTAAATGCTGAAGAATGTTTAGAAAAAGGATTTTGCACAGAAATAGAAAAGACTGCTAACGTAAACAAAAAAAGACTTTCTACTTCTAATGTAGATAATTTTATAAAAGAAGCGA